CCGTACCGGTGCGGCGACCCGGGCGCCACTCTCGCCGATGCCCGGGTCGATCCGGGCGGGCTTGCCGTGGTGGTCGAGGTTCAATGCCTCGATCCGTCGCAGTTCCGTGGCGAACTCGGCCGGATCGTCGCAACGGGTTATCGTGAGATCGCCCTCGCAATAGTTGACGATGACCAGCCGCTCGGGATGCGCCCAAGTCCCGAACCAAGACGCGTCTTCCGGGGTATCGACCTGCGCCCAGCCCTTCGCGGGCGAGCAAAGACGGAAGTCGAAATCGTAGCGAACGCCGTCTTCGATGAAGCTGCGTTCGATCTTCATGGGATCGCCCCGATCAGGGCCGAGATCGCCCAAGCAATCGCGGCAATCCATGCCGCCAGCCCGACTAGGCCGACGGCCAACACAAGGAGGTTCTCAAAGGGGCGCGGGCGCCCCCAGCCGCGCGACGGATCGACACCGCAGGCGTGCTTTTCGTAGCCGCTGGCCATCAGTGTTCCCTCCAAACCAGCGTGTCCGCTTCGGGGTGGTGCCCCGGCCGCCAGACGGTGCCGTTGTAGGCGATCCGGGCGATCAGCGTGCCCGACTGATCGAAGACTTGCCCGAAACCGAAGGCGGAAGCGCCGAGGTCGAACCGGTCCCGCGTTTCGATATAGGCCGCACGGCAATCGCGGATGGTCAGGAAACCGTCCACCACCATCCGGCCGCTTCGGACCATCGGAACCCGCCCGGTGGGGTCCGTCACCGCCACCGAAAGCCGGAATCGGGTTGCAGGTCCGATCCGGTATCCGAGGGCATCGCATATCGGGCACTCTGCCATCGCAACGCTCACGATCCGCACCCGCGGATTACCTCGACCTCGTTAACCTTTGCGGCAAGATCGCGCGAGAAATAGGGCCAATTCTCAGGAAAGGCTTCGAGGCGCAGCGAGAGATACCATTCCGACTTCGGCGCCACGCGATGCGGGTTGTCCGGATCGGGATAGTGCGGGCGATGCCGAACGACCCGCGCGACGGCGTTACGGGCGAAATGGTTGGGGCCGATGTAGCGAACCCGCGATCCGATGGGCGGAAGGGTGGTCATGCCGCCCCCTTCCGCGCTTCGAGCGCGATCACGCAAAGGTTCCGGTAGCGATCCAACGCCTTCGGGCTCGACGAAACCGGATTGATGCGGAAGGCCCGGAGGCCGTCGATATCGCCCTCGGCTGCCAAGGCTTCGAGGGCCGCCAGTTTCGCCCGGAAGCGCTCGTGCGTGGGCCGCGCGAAGTCCGGCGGGGGCGGCAGGCGCCCCGCCTTCGCCGCCTTCTCGATGGCGTCGAACTTCGAACGCCGCCGGGGCGGCTCCGGGTCGGTGCGCGCGGCCTCGTCCGCCGCCTCGATGGCGGCGAACATGCGCCGCTCGGCGGCGGCTTGGGTCGGCTGGGCGAGGATTTCCGGCAGCGCGGCGTCGGCGCGGTCCGTGCCGATCCGGTCGGCGAGGAATTTCGCCAAGCGCTGGATCGCCTTGTCCTTGTCGGCCACCCGGCCGCATGGCTTCAGGTTGCCCGCAATCAGGGTGAGATCGACGATCGTCAGGGCTGTGGTGGTCATCCGGTCCCCCTAGGCGTTGCGGATATGGGCGGCGTTCCCGGCCGGGGTGATCGCGTAGATCATCGTCCGGCGGTCGCCGAAGGCGGCGGCGTAGGTCTCGGCCGCCTCCAAGGTGTCGAAGCGCTCGCGGGTGCGCTGGGCGGGCGTCCGGCCGCGGACGGCGACGAAGTGGTCGGCGTTCGCGAGGCAGAAGGTCTCGTGTCCGGTGGGCTGGTTCGGTTTCAAGGCGCGGCTCCTTCGGGCGCGTTTCGGTGTCTCTCAGACTGGGGACGCGCCCCCGATGAGCAAGTCCAAATGACTGATAAAACAGGGGAAATCTGACTTCATGGGGGTTTCGCGCCGGGCCTACGCGGCGATGCGCGGGGTCGATGAGCGGGCCGTCCGGAAAGCGCTGGCGGCCGGCCGGATCGTCCTCGAACCGGACGGCACGATCGATCCAGAACGGGCGGACGCGATGTGGGACTCGCGCACCGACCCGTCGCGCCAGCGCGGCCCGCACGCGAGGGACATGGCCGCCAAGACGGCGGCCGCGGTCCGGATCGCGGGCGGCACGAAGCCGGTCCCGAAACAGGCGCTGGCCGCCGTCGCCGAAACGCTGGGCGAAGCCGGGGCCGAGGCGGCGTCGGACGGCGGCGAGGTGTCGTTCGTCAAGGCCCGGATGGCGAACGAGGTGATCAAGGCCCAGACCGCCAAGGTCCGGTTGCAGAAGATGCGCGGCGAACTGGTGGATCGCGCCCGGGCGACCGCCGCGGTGTTCGATCTGGCCCGCCGCGAGCGGGACGCCTGGCTGAACTGGCCGCCGCGCGTGGCGGCCGATATCGCCGCCGAACTCGGGGCCGATCCGCATGCGGTGGAGCAAATCCTGAACCGATATCTGCGGCGCCATCTGGCCGAACTGGCGGAGGTCAAGGTTGAACTGCGCTGACGATCGCGCCCGCCGGATGGCCGCGCTGGTGGCGCTGCTCAAGCAGGAGCTTCGGATCGAAGCGAGGCGGCGCGCTGCCCGGTTCCGGCGTCGGCAGGAACGGATCGACGAGCAGGGCTGCGGCGCGGTGATCGTCCTCGTCAGGATCGCCCTGGAGGATTGGCGGTAGGATGCTCGATTTCGAAGGGTCGGAGGATATCGCGCGGGCGTGGGCGCGCGGTCTCTCGCCCGATCCGGCGCTGACGGTTTCCGAATGGGCGGATCGGCATCGCGTCCTGTCGTCCCGCGCGGCCTCGGAAGCCGGGCCGTATCGGACAAGCCGGACGCCCTATCTGAAGGCGATCATGGACGCGCTTTCGCCGAACGATCCGGCGCAGCGCATCGTGTTCATGAAGTCGGCGCAGGTCGGCGCGACGGAAGCCGGGAACAACTGGATCGGGTTCTGCATGCACCGGGCGCCGGGGCCGTTCCTGGCGGTCCAGCCGACCACCGATCTTGCCAAGCGCCTGTCGCAGCAGCGAATCGAACCGCTGATCGAAGAAAGCCCGGACCTGCGGGCGCTCGTGCTTCCCGCCCGGTCGCGGGACTCGGGCAACACCGTGCTGGCCAAGCGGTTTCCGGGCGGACAACTGGTGCTGACCGGGGCGAACTCGGCCGTGGGGCTGCGGTCGATGCCGGCCCGATGGTTGTTTCTGGACGAGGTGGACGCCTATCCGGGCGATCTCGAAGGCGAAGGCGATCCGGTGGCGCTGGCGGAAGCGAGAACGGACTCCTTCGGGCACCGCAAGAAAATCTTCCTGGCCTCGACGCCCACGATCAAGGGCCTGAGCCGGATCGAACGGGAATTCGAGTTGACCGACCAGCGGCGCTACCACGTTCCCTGCCCGCATTGCGGCGCGCTGCAATGGCTGCGGTTCGAGCGGCTGGTCTGGCAGAAGGGCCGCCCGGATACCGCGGCCTATGTCTGCGAGCATTGCGAACAGCCGATCGCCGAACGGCACAAAACGTGGATGATGGCGACGGAGAACGGGGCCGACTGGCTGCCCACCGCCGATCCGGAAACCCGCGCGAAAGCCGAAGCGGCCGGCGCGATCGGTTTCCACATCAGCGGCCTCTATTCGCCGCTCGGGTGGCTGGCATGGGAAGAAATCGCCCGGCGCTGGGAACAGGCGCAGGGCAACGACAGCGCCTTGAAGACCGTGAAGAACACCGTCCTCGGCGAAACTTGGCAGGAGAAGGGCGAGGCGCCGGATTGGCAGCGCCTTTACGAACGCCGCGAGGAATGGCACCTCGGCGCCGCCCCGCCTGGCGTGCTGATCCTGACGGCCGGCGCGGACGTGCAGCGCGACCGGATCGAAATCGACGTGTGGGGCTGGGGCCGCGGCCTGCGGTCGTGGCTCGTCGATCACGTCGTCTTGGAAGGCGATACCGCCCGGCCGGAAGTCTGGGCCGAACTGACCGAGTTCCTCGGCCAGACGTGGGAACATGCGTCCGGGGCGCGGATGGCTCTTGCGCGCCTTGCCATCGACTCGGGCGACGGCGCGACGACCGACGCGGTCTATGCCTGGGTCCGGTCCGTGGGACAGGGCCAGGTCATCGCGGTGAAGGGCACCGGCGGCTTCGACCGCTCGATGCCGGTGGATGGCCCGACCTACGTCGAAACGACCGAAGGCGGCCGGAAGCTGCGGCGCGGCGTAAAGCTCTGGAAGGTCGCCGGATCGGTGTTCAAGGCCGAAACCTACCGCTTCCTGCGGCTTATCGCGCCGACCGAGGAAGAACGGGCTGCGGGCGGCGATTGGCCGGTGGGCTTCGTCCATATCCCGAAGGGCACGACGGCCGAATGGTTGAAGCAGCTGGTCGCCGAGCAGCTGGTCACGAAGAAAACCCGCACGGGGTTCCATCGGCTCGAATGGGAGAAGCTGCGCGAACGCAACGAGGCGCTCGACTGCCGCGTCTATGCCCGCGCCGCCGCCTGGCTGATGGGCATCGACCGCTGGGACGACCGGCGCTGGGAAAGCCTCGAAGAACAACTGGCGCCGAAAGCCGCAACGCCGCAGGCCGAGGCGCCGACGGCCGGCAATCCGGCGCCGCGCGCGGCGGCGGCCGGGGCGCCGATCAGGAAATCCGGCTGGTTCGGGCCGCGAAAGGGGAAATGGTTGTGAGCGACTTCACCGCCGAGGAACTCTCGGAACTGCGCCGCGCCTATGCGGCGGGAACGCTGGTCGTCCGGACCGGCGAGGACGAGGTCCGTTACGGATCGGCCGCCGATCTGCTGGCGCGCATCCGCTTTGTCGAAGCCCGGATCGGGGCCGCCGCGCAACCGCTTCCGGTCGCCGGCAAGGCCGCGTTCCGGCGGGGGTGATCGTGAAGGGCAGGCCCGTTGTTCCGGCGCCCCGTCCGGGCTTCTGGGATCGCCTCTATGCCGTCGTGGCGCCGCAGGCGGCGGCCCAAAGGCACGCCGTCCGGATCGCGCAGGCGGCGCGTGCGCGAGGCTACGAAGCCGCCAAGCGCGGCCGCGGCACCGACGGCTGGTCGTCCGGGGGAAACAACGCGGACGCCGAAATCGCCGCCTCGGGCGCTGTGCTGCGCGAACGGATGCGCGATCTCGTCCGGAACGATCCGCTCGCCGCGAAGGCGGTGCAGGTTCTGGTTTCGAACATCGTCGGCACCGGCATCCGCCCGCGCGCGGCCTCCGCCGATCCCGCCGCCAACAAGGCCGCCGACGCCGCGTGGAAGGCGTTCGCGGCGCGGGCCGATGCGGACGGCCACACCGATTTCCACGGGCTTACGCAACTCGCGGTCCGGGAAATGATCGAGGGCGGCGAGGTCTTTGCGGTCCGCCGCCGCGCCCGGGTTTCGGAACGCCTGGCGGTGCCGCTGCAAATCCGCTTGCAGGAGGCCGACCATCTGGACGGCGCCCGGTTCGACCAGCGCCCGGACGGGTCGCGGATCGTGCAGGGGATCGAATACGATCCGCAGGGGCGGCGCCGCGCCTACTGGATGTTCCCAGACCACCCCGGCGATCCCTCGCCGATCTTCGGCCGCAAGCTGGAATCGGTCCGGATCGACGCGGGCGGTGTGGCGCATCTGTTCGAGCGGCAGCGGGTGCAGAACCGCGGGGTGCCGTGGGGCGTGCCCGCGATCCGGGCGCTTCGCGAACTCGGCGACTGGCAGGCCGCGGAACTGACCCGGAAGAAGGTCGAGGCGTCGGTCGTGGGCTTCGTGTTCGGGGCGGACGAAGACCAGCAGTCGATCGCCCCGACGGTCGAAGATGCGGAAGGGAACCGGATCGAGCAGTTCGAACCGGGCCTGATCGCGTATGTGCGCAACGGCAAGGACGTGAAGTTCAACACGCCGGGAACGACCGCGGGCATCTACGAATGGAACCGGGTGCAGCAGCACATCATCGCGGCCGGGTTCCGGGTTCCTTACGAGCTCGTGACCGGCGATCTTTCGCAGGTCAACTTCTCGTCCAGCCGGGTCGGCCTCAACGAGTTCCGCCGCCTGATCGAAGCCGCGCAATGGCAGATCGTCATTCCGATGTTCTGCGAACCGATCTGGCGCTGGGCGATGGAGGCGGCCTGGACGGCCGGGCTCGTGCCCGATCCCGATGTTCCGGTCGAATGGGGGCCGCCGAAGTTCGAAAGCGTGAACCCGCTTCAGGACGTCACCGCCGATATCCTTGAGGTCCGCGCCGGGTTCTCGACCCAAGCCCAACAGATCGCCCGGCGCGGCTACGATCCGGAAGAGATCATGCGCGAATGGATCGCCTTCGCGCTGAAGGCCGACGCGGCCGGGCTCGTCTTCGATACCGACCCGCGGAAGGTTTCGCGGGCGGGCCTCGTCCAGCAGGGCGACGACAACGCGGGCGAACCGCCCGTGCGCGACGGAAGGTAGGATTCATGCCCAAGGATACCCTGACGATCCCGCCGCTGGCGCGGGTCGCTACGGCACGCCTGATCGAAGGCGCCGCCGAACGCACGATCGAGGTCGTCTGGACGACCGGTGCCGTTGTTCAGCGGCGGCGCTGGGAAGGCTGGGACGATGTGGTCGAGTTCGACGAGGAACTCGTCGTTGACGGCGGATCGGTCCGGCTCGAACGCCTGCAAGGCGGCGCGCCGTTTCTCGATACCCACCGCGGCTGGTCGCTGGCCTCGGTTCTGGGATCGGTCGTGCCCGGATCGGCCCGGATCGAAGGCGGCAAAGGCTACGCGCAGGTTCGCCTCACCGACGCGCCCGACGCCGAACCGGCGATCCGGCGGGTGCTGGAAAAGCACGTCGCGATCTCCGTCGGCTACCGCGTCCATCGCTACGAAATCACCAAGCGCGAAGGACAGCGCGAACACTGGCGAGCCGTCGATTGGGAACCCCTCGAAATCTCGGCCGTGCCCATGCCGGCCGACCCGGGGGCGCATATCCGCGCGGGCAACGCCCGCCCGGATGCGCTCGCTCCCTGCCTCCTGATCCGGGCGGAGGCGCCCACCGCCGAGCCGGCGGACAACCCCACGAGGAAAACGATGAACGACCGTTCCGCCGGCGCCGACGCCGAAACCGAAACCCGCGCCACGGCCCCGGCCGCCCCGCCGCCCGCCGCCGGTGCCGCGCCGGCCGCGCCCGATGCGGAAGCGATCCGCGCCGAAGCGAACCGCCGCGCTGCCGATATCCTGCGGCTTTGCGAGCGGCACGCCCTGCCGCAGACCTTCGCGGCCGATCTGATCGCCCGCGGCGTCACCCTCGACGCGGCCCGCGCGGCAATCCTCGACCGTCTTGCGGAGAACGATGCGCGCACCGACCGCACCGCCGAACCCGCGCCGGCCGCGCCCCGGTCGTCCGGGGCCGCCGACACGCTGTATCGGGACGCCATGACGGAGGCGCTGCTGCACCGGCATTCGCCCGGCGAGTTCAAGCTCACCGACCGCGGTCGCGATTTCCGGGGCATGTCGCTGCTGGAAATGGCACGGCACGCTCTCGAACGCCGGGGCGTCTCGACCCGCGGCCTTTCGAAGATGGAACTGGCCACCGAGGCCCTTCTCGGCCGCGCCGGGCTGCACTCGACCTCCGATTTCCCGTTCATCCTGGCGAACGTGGCGAACAAGACCCTGCGGCGCGCCTACGACAGCACGCCGCGGACGTTCACCGCGTGGGCACGGCAGCGCACCATCGCCGATTTCAAGCAGCAGAGCGTGACCCAACTCGCGGGCGCGCCGAACCTGCTGCTCGTTCCGGAATCGGGCGAATTCACCTACGGGACCATCGGCGAGGGCCGCGAGGTCTATGCGCTGCTGACCTACGGCCGGATCGTCGGCATCACCCGGCAGGTGCTGATCAACGACGACCTCGACGCCTTCACCCGCGTGCCCGCGGCCTACGGCGCGGCGGCGGCCGATCTCGAATCCGATATCGTCTATTCGATCCTGACCGGGAACCCGAACATGGGCGACGGCGTGGCGCTGTTCCACGCCACCCACAACAACCTTGGCACGGCGGGTGCGATCAGCGAGACGACCCTTTCCGAGGCCTATCGGCTGTTCGGGAACCAGCGCGGGATCGAGGGGCGGCAGATCAGCGTGCTGCCGCGGTTCATCATCACCCCGCCCGGCGCGCGGTCGGTCGAAGCGCGCAAGAACGTGACCGCCACCACGCCGTCCGCGGTCGCGGGCGTCAACGCCTTCGCGAACCGCCTCGAACCGATCGAGGAAGCCCGCCTGATCCCGGCGGCCGGTGCCGATCCCTGGTTCCTCGCCGCCGATCCGGCCCGGATCGACACGGTCGAGTTCGCCTATCTGGAAGGCCAGCAGGGCGTCTACACCGAAACCCGGATGGGCTTCGAAGTGGACGGCATCGAGATCAAGGCGCGGCACGACTTCGCGGCGAAGGCGATCGACTGGCGCGGCCTGTTCCGCAACGCGGGCGCCTGATCCCTGACAACCACGATCTTCGGGCCGTCCTCCCTCGGCCCGGGGAAAGCCCGGCCGAGCCGTACTCCCACGGCCCGAGGAAAGCTCGGCCGGGCACCTTTCAACCCTTCCGGAGCATCATCCCATGAAGAACTTCATCGCGCCGGGGAACCGGCTCACCATCACCGCCGGGGCGGATATCGCGTCCGGCGCGGGCGTCCTCGTCGGTTCGATCTTCGGCGTGGCCGAAACCGCGATCGCCAACGGCGCGCAGGGCGTCATCGTGCTGGAAGGCATCGTCGATCTGCCGAAAGCGCCCAGCCAGGCGTGGACGGTCGGCGCGCTGATCTACTGGGACGCGGCGAACAGCCGCTGCACCAACGTGGCGGGTTCGCTCAAGCTGATCGGGATCGCCGCGGCGGCCGTCGGCGGCGGCGCGGGCGAAACCACGGGCCGGGTCCGCCTGAACGGCGCCGGGATCACGGCCTGATCCATGTCGGCCTTCGCACGGGCCGCCGCCGCAATCTTCGCCGATCCCAATCTGGCGACGGACGCACTTTGGCGATCGGGCGGCGTAGGCACGGGCGTTCCCGTTCGAATCGTCCTTCGCCGCCCGGACGCCACGACCGGGTTCAATCAGGGGCGGTTCGTCACGGACTCGCAGGAACTGCGGGTCGCCCTGGCGGCGGTCCCGAACCTTGCGCCGGGCGACACCTTCGAAACCGCCGCGGGCACGTTCGAGGTTCGAGGCGAACCGCGGCGGGATGCGCGGCGGATCGTCTGGATCGCGGAGGCGCGCGCGTCGTGAAGATCGTTGCGTCGATCATCGACGATCCGCGCTCGGTCGCGACCGATATCCTCGTGGAAGCCGAGGGTGCGGTGACCGCCGGGATCGCCGAGTCCGGCGCGGGATTAAAGCGCGCGTGGCGCGCCCAGATCGAAGGCGCCGGTTTCGGCCGGCGCCTCGCCAACACGATCCGGTCGCAAGTCTATCCGGCGGGGGAACCCTCGTTGCGGGCGGCGGCGCTAATCTGGACCCGGGCGCCTGCCATCGTTGCAGCGCACGACGGCGGCGTTCTGATCCGCAGCGCTGCCGGGTTCTGGCTGGCGATCCCGCTCGAAGCCGCGGGCACGGGGCTTCGGGGCGGACGGATAACGCCCGGCGAATGGGAACGCCGGACGGGTCGCCGGTTGCGCTTCGTCTATCGGCGCGGCCGCCCTGCCCTGCTGGTCGCCGACGACGCCCGGATCGACACGCGCGGCCGCGCCGCCGCAAAGGGCGGCCGACGGCGCCGCGACGGCATCCTGACCGGCGCGCAGACGGTGCCGGTTTTCCTGCTGGTCCCGCAGGTCAAGCTGCCGAAGCGCCTCGATATCGACGGGCTGGCGGCCGCCGCTGTGGCCGGATTGCCGGCCGCGATCCTGAAGAACTGGCGCGATCCCGCGCGATGAGGCCCCGATGCCGTCCAAAGCCGAAACCGTTCTTCAAGCGCTGGTGGCGGCGCTCTCCCCGGCGTTGCCCGCCGGGGCGAAGCTACTGCGCAACGAGAACCTCCCCGAACGGGTGCCGCCGGCGGGGATCGTGATCGTCCGCGACGGCGATCCGGGCGAGCCCGAAGCCTGGCTGTCGCCGCCGGGCTACTACTACGAACACCGCGCCGAAATCGAAGCGATCGCAGACGGCGCCACGGCCGCGCTTCGGGACGCCGCCTTCGACGCGCTGCGCCTGGCGATCGGCGCGGCGATCGCCGCGGACCGCACGCTCGGCGGCACCGTCGATTATGCGCTCGCCGGATCGCCCGCGCCGCTGCTGCTCAACATCGACGGCGACCAAGGACTTAAGGCCGCCACGATCCCGGTAGTCCTCGCCTATGCCACCACCGATCCCCTGCTCTGAACCCGAAAGGAACCCACGATGGCCCGCCAGCCCGGATCGCGGACGCAGATGGCGCTCGCGTTCGAAACCGTCTACGGCACCGCCCCCGCCAGCGGCTATCGCCGCATGCCGTTCGCCTCGACGACCCTCGGGTCGGAACAGGGCCTGCTGCCGGCCGACCTTCTCGGCTACGGCCGCGATCCGATGGCACCGAGCCGGGACGCGATCAACGCCGACGGCGAAATCGTCGTGCCGATGGACGCCGAAGCGCTGGGCTTCTGGCTGAAGGCGATCTTCGGAAGCCCAACGACGACCGGAACGACCCCGAAGACCCACACCTTCCAGTCCGGCGCTGCCAGCCTTCCGAGCATGGCGATCGAAACGCAGATGCCCGACGTTCCGCGTTTCGCGATGTATACCGGCGTGGTCGCGGACCGCATCCAATGGCAGATGCAGCGCGGCGGGATGCTGACGGCCACGGTCGCCGTGGTGGCGCAGGGAGAAGCGAGCGCCGGAACGACGGCCGCGGGAACGCCGACGGATTTCACGCTGCCGCTGCAACGGTTCACGAACTTCCAAGGGACGATCTCGCGGAACGGATCGGCGCTGGCCAACATCGTTTCGGCGCAGGTCAACTACGCGAACAACCTCGACCGGATCGAAACGATCCGCGGCGACGGGCTGATCGCCGGGGCCGATCCCGCGATGGCCAGCCTTACCGGCACGATCGAGGCGCGGTTCGCCGATACCACCCTGCTCGACCAAGCGATCGCGGGCACGCCTTGCGAACTCGCCTTCGCGTGGAGTCTCGGGGCGAACGCCTCCTTCACGCTGACCGCCCACGCCGTGTACCTGCCCCGCGCCCGCGTGCCCATCGCCGGGCCGGAGGGGGTTCAGGCGTCCTTCGAATGGCAGGCCGCCCGCGCGGCCTCGCCCGCCCGCATGTGCACCGCCGTCCTCGTCAACACCGTCGCGAGCTACTGATCATGATCCGTCTGAACCTCAATCCCGAACCCGCCTGGCTCGAACTCGTCCCCGGCGTCCGCGTTCGAGTGGCCCCGCTGAACAGCGCCCTGATCGGCGCGGCGCGCACCGATCCCTTCGTCGCCGATCTTCCTGCCGAAGCGCCGCGCGAAGCGGTCGCGGTGGCGATGGCCAAGGCGATCGGCGCCGTCGGCATCCTCGAATGGGAAGGCGTAGGCGATGCGGACGGCTATCCGCTTGCCCCCTCGCGCGAAGCGGTGTCCGCCCTGATGGACGTGTTCCCGATCTTCGAAGCCTTCCAGATGGGCTACGTCGCCAAAGGGCTGGTCCTGGAATCGGAAAAAAACGTCTCCGCGCCCTCGCCGAATGGCACTTCGGAGGGGGCGACGGATACTGCGCCGCCTGCCCCGGCCGCTGCGCGGAATGCCCGGCGCGGTTGAACCGCCCCGAAACCTTCGAAGCGTGGCAGGTCTGGGAACTGGCGATGAACCTTGGCGGGCAATTCCGGGCGATCCCCGGCGGCGTGGTGGGCTGGGATATGGGCGCCGCCATTGCGCTCGGCCGCGCGGCGGGCGTGGGGCCAATTGCCCTGGCGGAGTTCCTGCCCGTGATCGAACCCCTCGCCGTTCAGGCGGTCAATGCCCGCGCCCGGGGCGGCCGCGATGGCTGAACGGCGGGTCTCGGTAAGGCTGGTTGCGACCGGCGCGCAAGCGTTCCGCGCGGAACTCCGCGGCATCGGCACAGATGGAGCCCGGGCGCTCGGGCTGATCGAAGCGGCCGGCCCGCGCGCGGCGGCCGGCATCGGCACGGCCAGCGCCGCCACCGGCGAAGCCGCGCGGCAAATGGACCAGATCGCCGCGCGCGCGGCGGGCGCCGCGGAAGTTCTGCGCCGCCTCGGGACGGATTCGGGATCGGTCGCCGAACGCATCGACCGGCTGGTCGGCGCCACCGGGCGCGTTTCGCGTTCGGCCGAGGATATCGAGACCTACGGCCGGTCGCTCGACGATCTGCGCGCCCGGTTCAACCCGGTGTTCGCCGAAATGCGGCGCCACGGCGATCAGGTGCGCGAGATCGAGCGCGCGCATCGGGTCGGTGCGATCTCGTCGGACGAACTGACCGCCGCGATCGAACGCAGCCGGGCGGCGATGGCGGCGAGCATCGGCGCGATCCGCGCGCGGGAAGCGGCCTTGGCCGATCTTTCCGGCCGGCAAGACGTGGCGGCACAGATCGACGCCTCTACCGGCGTCAGCGGTCGGACGGCACGGGACGCGGCCGATATCGAGGCCTACGGCCGGGCGCTGGACGATCTTCGGGCGCGCTTCAACCCGGTCTTCGCCGAAATGCGGCGCCACGGCGATCAGGTGCGCGAGATAGAGCGCGCGCATCGGGTCGGTGCGATCTCGTCGGACGAACTGACCGCCGCGATCGAACGCAGCCGGGCGGCGATGGCGGCGAGCATCGGTGCGATCCGCGCGCGGGAAGCGGCGCTGGGCGGCCTTTCGGCGCGGCAGGACGTGCGGGCGCGCATCGATAGCGCCACGGGCGTATCCGGGGGAACGACACGGGACGCGGCCGATATCGCGGCCTACGGGAACGCGCTCGACGACATGCGCGCGAAGTTCAACCCGGCCTTCGCGACCATCCGGAACTATCGGCGCGCGCTGGAAGAAATCCGCCAGGCCCACCGCACGGGCGCGATCTCGGCCGACGAAATGACCGCCGCGATCTCGCGGGAACGGCAAGCGGCGCTGGGGAGCCTGGCGGCCCTACGCGGGCGGACGCAGGCCATAGAGGCAACCGGGCGTGCGACCGGACTTGCCGTGTTCCGCATGCAGAACCTGAGCTACCAGATTCAGGATATCGGCGTGAGCCTCGCCGGGGGGATGAACCCGTTCACCGTCCTCGCCCAGCAAGGCAGCCAGATCGCGCAAATCTACGGGTTCGGCGGCGGCGGCGTGAACGGCCTGATGCGCGATCTCGGGGGCATGGCGACGACCGTCGGCCGCAGCCTTCTGGGCGTCGTCCGGGCGTTCCCCCTGATCTCTGCGGGCGTGACGCTGGCAACCGGCGCGATCGCGCTGATGCGCCGCGAGATCGTCGCGACCACCGGCGAGCAGGTGTCGTTCGGAACG